CTAATAGAGTTTTATTCATTTTTTTATGACTGCCTTCCTCTGTAGGACAGTCAAACTCTTTTAATTTAAAATATCTTAATTTCAAATTTTAGTCTTTATGTATTGTATATATTTTAGTTCCGCTTGTTGTAATTTGTACTAATTTTTTTGTGACTTTCTCTTTAGTTTCAGTCTTTTTATTGTACTTAGGATTTTTGCTATTTAGTTTTCTTTTTTTCATATTTAATAAATTTATAGATTGTAAAAATAATAGCTAGAGTTAAAGATATAAAGGTAAGATACTCGTTACATTTAGTTATACTAAAAGTAATACCGATACTATTTGCTACTCCTACTTGTAGCGTGTCTTGTATTTGTTTCATTTGTTTGTTTATTTTTTAAATAAGTCTTTAACTTAGTTTTATTAATATTTTTAACCTTATATCTTTTTTTCATTTTATATATCTGGAGTTAAGAAATCTCTTAAAGTTAGCTTTGTTCCTTGCTTATCTGGTACTTCTAAATTCATTCCAGAGTAATAAGCATTTGAATCTGGACTGACATCTGAGCCAGTGTTTTGATTGTACTCTGGAAAGCTAGATATATTGTTTTTTATATAAGTAATCATTCTGTCAATAAAATATTCGCCAGTATTTTTAATTTCTTCTCTTAAATGTTGACTCTCCTCCGTAGACAAGGCATTTCCAGTTTCTGACGTTTTACTATATATATTGCCGTTCTCGATTTTAAATCTAAGGTATGGAATAGCGTGATATAAAGCCATATTCGGCAAAAATTCAGAAATATAATCGTCTATTAAAGTTTTATAAGCTTCGTTTCCTGCGTTGTTTATAGTGCCAGCTGTTATTAGACTTTTAAGCTTATCTGTCAATTTTGTGCCCAGCTTAGTCTCGCAATAGAGTGCCTGTGCTTGTTTTACAAAAGGCAATAATAAATCTGGATCAACATTAAGGTTAATACTTGTAGAATCTCGAAGTTTCTCTTCTGATATAAATAATACGTATGAACTCATCTTATCTAGGGTTTAAATATCCGTTATTTCTCATTTTTCTTGGTGCTATAGAGACTAAGTCATCATTTTTTTGAGCTGTAAATCCTTCGCTCTTAGCCTTTGCGTAGCTTACTATCTTGTCATCTTGTACGGAGTCAGGATAGTAAACGTAATTATTATCGTCTTTAGGAGCTTTATATATCCTACGCTCCCAGTAGTGAAAACATTGGGGTCCTCCTTTAAAAAGAAAAATATCATAATTCTTAGCTCCATTAGGACCGAAGCCAGCATTTACGCCCATTCTACTCATTTTTTGAATATCTTTTTTACGATATATTTTTTTTGCCGCCATCATTTTTTGACAAAATTCTCTTCTAGTTCCGCTTTTATTAGTCAAAGATTCATCTCTAGCGTATACATAACGAACTTTATAAAAAGCCGTTCCGCTCTTGTTTAATCCATCCTCTGGGCTTCTAGCATTAGGACTAGCTCTTCCTGTAGACGCTAATTCTACAGTGTTATAAAATATATCATTTATTGCTTTCTCGTAGTCAAAGTCTCTATGTTCTCCGTCTACAACTTCAGTATTTATAAGTTCCCAGTCTTCTGGCATATCTTCTAAGGTGTCTAGGAAGCTTTCTAAGGAAGTTTTCTCTTTAATTTGACTGTGGTCTTCGCAAGGCATATAAAACGTCTTTCCGTCTTGCGTATGTTCGTGATAGCCTTTACAACCTATACGCTTAGCTTCAGCTTCAGCTTCTTCTATAGTGTCATATAAAGGAAGCTCCTTTCCGTCTGTAATCATACTTCCGACTTTAGCAAAGTCTTCTCTTACTTCTACGTTCTCTTCTAACGGAGCTAAGCCGAGCTCCTCTCTTATCTCATTTTGAGTCATTACAGCCAACAAATCCTGATTTGTAAATCTTGTAGTAATAGGCTTCATTTGTACGAATCCTATAGGCATATCCATATTATTAACTGTAAACAATTTTCTTAATATTTTAATGATATGTCCTTGATAACCTTTTATGACTGTGTTTAAATAAAAATTTGCGGCTGCGTTAATTTCGTCTGCATTATTTCCGAGCCCTGTCGAGCTGCGTATGCCCATCAAGACTGGACTCGTCACACGATGGCCGGTAAGAATGTTCTGAACGAGCAATTCTTGCAAGGCGAGGTACTGTTTATCGGCCGAATCCATAGTAATAGGAGTTATTTCTGGAACTCTGTTACGGTCATCTGAAAACGTAAGCACTACTTTCCCAGCGTTTGACGCTCCAGTAAATTTCTGCTCTAGTGCTCTTTCTAGCTCTGCTCTTTCGGCTTGCGTAGGAATACCATTTGCAAACGATATAAAGTAACTACCTGAGAATCCGTTTTTTATGTTATTTAAGTGAAATTCTGCAACGTTTTGATCTATAAGAGCCCAGTTATTAGCTGCTAAATAATCAGGACAAAAATACGAGTTCATATTAGGACTGTAAAGTCCTGTATAAAGAATTTGATTTGCTGAAGTCCTATCGTAAATATTAAAGGCTGCAACTCTCTCAGGCTTATGAACTCTAGTATTGCTCCAGTCTGAGCAAACATAATATCCAGTAACTTTACCTAGACTATTCGGCCTTTCTACTCTGATTTTTTCGACTGCTATATGATATATTTCTGCTATCTCTGTTCGGTCTTGACTCCATACTATATTAAGAGCGAAAGCTCCTTGTAGCTTAAAATCAAAAGAAACCTTTTTTATTACTTCGTGTAAAGTTTCGTTACTATTAGCATTTGCAAAGAATTTTTTTAGCTTTACTATAGCTTCTAAGTCTCTTTCTGACTCGTCTTCAATTACAATATCTTCGCCAGCTATCATCTCAGCGGTTTGATTTATTATAGCTGCTTGAGTTGAGCTATTATAATATAAATCTATAAGAAATTGAGGATATAAATTGTTCCATCCTTCAGTCGAATAAGAAATATAATCCTTTGCTCTGCTTTCTTCTACTGTAGGAGCTGTAGATGTGCCTAAGTCTATACTTATTAAATTATCTTTCATTTATAAATCTTTTAAATAGTTTTGTAGATTAGTAGCAAGAACTGTAATTAAACCTCCTGTTGTTCTTGTTACTATTATTGTTTTTTTATCTGTCCATACTCCTTCTGACAAATCAAAATTTCTAGAAGTACCGTTACTAAGTTTTATTCTTAATTGTGTCGTAGACATTATTCTTATAAATTCTCCTGAAGTTGTGTTATCTGTAAACAAACTACCAGTACTACCTACATTTACTCTCATTCCTACCGTAAACGCTGAATTTGCTGCAAAAGTTATTTGAGTTGTTATTTCTAAATTGTTAGTTGCTGAAGAGTCAAATGTAACAGTACCTTCATTTGCCCCGCTAGACGTGTAAGTTGGTCTTTCCTCTTCTGTTGCTTGTCTAAAATTATGATTGTTTCCTATTTGATCTAGCCAGTCTGTAAGCTTTCCTTCCTCAGTTGTTACGCCAGTTGCTTTTTTCCACCAAGCTAAGGCACTTGATTCACTTTCAGGAGTCCAACTGCCTATTGGTTTTATTGTATTTAAACTAAGTCCTAATTTTAAAGCTAGCATATTATTCTGTATATCCTATTGCTATTCCACTTGTCAAAGTCATAGCTGTTATTCCTTGTAAAAATAAAGTTGTGCCTGCTGGGAGTGTTGTTTGTAAAGCTGTTACATTTGTTACACTTGCTGCCGTTATTGCACTTACTACACTTTCGACAGGAAAATAAACACAGTAAAAGTTTTTACCAAGCTGTTCCGTTAATAATTGTTGTACGTTTTCTATTGCCATTTTTTATTATTTATTGTGTATATATATAATTTGTTTCGTAAATATTTGCTGATATTTGAGCTTCTTGAGTAAAGCCTCCTCCTGTTAATGTTACTACTGGATTACTTGTATATCCGCTTCCCTTATCAGTTATTGTAACTGAATTAACTGCTCCTCCAGAAATAGTACAAGTAGCCGTAGCTGTAGTTATTGAGCCTGCTCCTATAGTAATAGTCGGTGGGCTTGTATATCCTGCTCCTCCATAATCAATATTTAAAGATACTACGTAGTTAGCGTGTTGTTTATATTGTACTTCCTCAGAGCCTGTTCTTTCAGCTACGTATAATTTTCCGACTTCTACTAATCCTTGTACAACTCCATACAATGGATTTACTGGTAAAACTGATAACTCTGTCATTGGAGCGTGCTGTCCGTCTAAAGTAATTGACTCCTCCCAAGATACTTCGTAAACTTCGTACTTCCAATATCCTGCTAAATTTAAATTTATAGCTCCAGTAAAAATATTAGGAGTGTCACTATAAGTAAAAGCCGCCTTAGTATATCTGTCGTAAATTGTTTCTGTAGCTGCGTAAGAATAAATAGTAGTATTATTAAAATCATTAGTAAATTTAAATAAATGATTCCAGTTACTAGCTGTAGTATTTATCCTATTTTCTTTAGTACTTATATAAGCCTCAAAATTTTGTCCCTGTGTAGCGTGAATCATATTCTATTATATAAAATAACTATAAATATTTGTTTATAAAAGTAAAAAGGAGCGTAAAGCTCCTTAATACCATTGATATATGAATTACTTAAGTAAGAATATTAAGACGATACAATAGGAATTTGAGCTCCTGAGTCTGCATTGTCAAAAGGAGTTGCTGTATAATCCTTCATAAATACGAAAGGCTCTGGCTCGAGGCCGTCAAAGGTGAGAGTGTATCCCGAACGATCCCCAAAGGCCGCCCCAGTATCTTCAGTACCTGCATTAAGACTCATAGAATTATGTCTTCCTAAACATATAATTGAATTATGTCCGTTAGCTAATAATGCATTTAATTCGCAAAAGATAACTACTTGAGTCTGTCCTAAAAGCTTAATCTCGTTTTGATCTTCTTTTGTTAGTTTATTTAATACCATATTTACTGTAGGAGTGTAAAAAACAGTTCCATTTTCAACCGAGCCGGTTATACTTTCTGAAGCGTTTGTGCTGCCTCTAGGTACAACGTATTTATATAAACTATTTGTTGTCATATCAATATCTGTAATTTCTGAAGAGGTAACCGTCATAGAAGTAATCTGGTCAGAGACAGCGAAATACACCGCTTTAACGCCGCCGGCTATTCTTGAACAGTCTAAGCCTCTTCCTTTAGTAAGTGAAGTACAAGCCATATTATTGATTTTTAGTTAGTTAAGGAAGAGGACGTTAATCCTCTTCCGTTAAAATTATTTATTAAGACTGATGAACAATATCAGTTCCTACTCCTAGCTGAACAGCTCCAGAATACCTAGCTACAAGTCTCATATTATCTGAGCCGTCTAGTAAACTCATATCCATTAATTTGATATTTACTGAATGGTCAGAAATTAAGTCAGTTCCAAAGAATAAGTTTGACTTAGCTGCAGCTACTAGCTGATTATTAGCCATACCTGGACAAACGGCGATTTTATAGCCTTCAAAAACTGGCTCATATTCTCCGTTCATATTGTAAGCATTAACATATCCTAAAGTAGATACTGCTGATACATATAAAGCGTAAGTCTTAGGACTCATATAAATATGTAAGTCTTCTTTTCTTAATACTGCTGATATATTAGTAGCCATATCAGAAGTTAAAGTTTGTAACTCTCCGATTATATTAGCTGCCGTATAAGCTCCTGAAGCTGTCGAAGCGTGTACAGTTCCGTCTACTGCAAAAATACCAGTAGTTGCTGTTAAAAAGCCTTCAAACTCTCCATTATTTGCAGCTGCTCCTCCCCATATTGAATTTTCAGTTGCTTGAGCTATGATTTCTCCCATATAAGAAATAACATAGTCTTCGAAAGCTGGTGGCGGTGGTGCTCCTGCTCCTGCTCTCATTTCTAAAGCTTCCCAAGATGAAAGTAAAGTTTTTTTACATAAGTCTAAATTAATTTGTAAATTTTTCGGCTCTAGTACTTTTTCAGTAAGTGCCAAAGTTCCGTGATCTGTAAAGTCGCAAGTAGCGTCTCTTACTACATTAGAGCCCGCTTGTCTTTGTATGTTGCTTTTAAACTTTACATTTTCTAGTATTGTTAAATACTCTAAAGATTTTGCTTCCTTTAAGGCAGCGGAAACGTAGAATCCGGCTGCTTTCCCCGCAAAATTGCTAGTCACATTAAATGCCATAAGTTATTGATTTTAAGTTAGTTATATTATTTATTTAAATTGTATAAGAATCTTTCCCTTTGTGAAAGTTTTCTATATTCTTTTTTGCTTAGTGTAGCTTTTTCGCTACTAAATTTATTAGTATTTAAAGGTGCTTCAGCTGGCTTTTTATTAAGCTCTTCTTTAAGCTTTTTGTTTTCAGCTTTTAACTCCTCTAAGCTAAACTCTATAGTTTCCGTAGTCTTAGTAGTTTTCTTGCTAGGATTTACAGAAGGCTCTTTAGTCTCTTCGCTCATTTCTTCCTCTTCTACTTCCTCGTCTTTCATTTCGTCTCCTCCTATTTTAGCTTTTATATCAGCTATAGCGTCTTCTAAATTATCGACTCTGTCTTTCATTTCTTCGTAAGTCTTAGCCCAGTCTGTTTCTTCAGCTTCTGATTCGTAATCGTCTTCGTCTTTGTCTTTTTTAGCTGCTTCTACTTCCTCTTTTGGAGTTTCCTCTTCCTCAGTTTCTGACTCTATCAGCTCTCCTACTACTCCTTCCTCTTCAATTCTTACAGTTAAGCCTGTTTCTGTCTTATACGTTCCGATAGGCAAAGGTATTACAGTTCCGTCTTCGGTTAGTACTCCTATGTCTGTTCCCGCTTCTAATTCGTCAGCGGTACTTACTAAAATCGTGCCGTCTTCTGTCTTTGACTGCCACTCTAATTTAAGCTCCTTAGCCTTATTTAAACCAAGTGCTACAAGTATTTGTTCTTTGATATCCATAATTAGTCTTTTTTATATATATATTTATTTACTGTTTGTTTGATTTTCGTTTAATATTTCTAAAAGAGCTTGTAAAATTTCTTCGTCTTTAGGCTTTCTTTCATTCATTTTTTGAAACCGATCTACAAAGTAGCCTTCTATACTTAAACCCTTAAGTTCACCTTCGACTATACGACTCCAGAGCTCTTCATTTGAGACCTTCATTTTTACCATCCAAGTCCCTTTAGGAAGTGAGAATCCGTATAAAGTAGACTTATCCATTTTAGGGTTTTCTATTATCCACGATTCGACAGTTAAAACTCCTGAAACTCTGTCTTGATGCTGATAAGTAGCTTTATGATGATTGTTATTTTTTAAGTATAAATAAGCTGATTGTTTTACAGTCTCTGGCGAAAAGTAGACGTAGTAGTCTTCGTCTAATTCTGCATTATATCTATATATATTTTTATTTGGAATAAGAGCTGGAGAAATTATTTCTTTTTTAGCTTCGTCTACTTTTGCTAAAGTTAGATTATTTTTTGCTTTGTTCATATAAACAAAATTCTCTTCTATAGCTGGAGCTGTCACTAAACTAATAGCGTCAATAGCTAAGTCTTTAGAATCTTCGTCTATTACAAGCTCTACGATTCGAGTAGTTTTATCGTAATAATCTTTATTTGCTTTCTCGCACTCTTCTATAGTGTCGTATTTACACTCGCCAGTGTTTCCCCATTTTACGTTACCGTCTTTACATTTTTTACAAGGCATATTCTATTATGTATTTAAAAGTTAATTATTTGATTTATAGAGTAGAATTTCTTCTAATTTCTCCTAGCTGCTCTTGACTATTAGTCATTTCGTCAGCGACAACAAAAGCCTTAACAGGCTCTGGCTCTTCGCCCCCTCCTAAAGTAAAAGCTCCTGAAGCGGCTAAAGCTTCTGTAGGTGCAGCGTCTACAGTTTGAGCTTGAGCTATAGAGCCTCCTCCTCCTCCTGATTGACTAGGTGCTGAAGAGCTTTCTGATTTTATTGCTTGAATAGTTTTAAATCCGTTTACTATAGCTGCAGCTGCTGCGGCCGCTCCTAGTGCCGGCCCTACTACAGGTATTCCTGCTAAAGACTTATAAGATTCTTGAGCTCCTTGAAACGTACTAATAGTAGTTGCTGCTATTGCTGCGGCTTTCCCTGCTTTACTTTCTTTACCTGCTATAGTAGCTAAATCGTTAAAAGTATTTTTAGCTAAATCTAATTTTTGTTTATTAGTTAATTTTTCGTCTTTGACATCTACTTCGTTAAGCTTGTCTTTAGCTCTTTTATATTTTTTATCTAATTCAATTTTTAGCTCTGTAAAATTGTCAAATTGTTTTAGCTCCTCCTCTTCCTTTTTTTTCTGAATTTCAAGCTCAGCTAGTGCTCTCTCTTTCTCGTCTTCTATTGCTGCTAAAAAGTTTTCTTCTTTCAAAGCTTGTAGTGCATCGTTTGCTTCCTTTTCTCTTCTTAATTTATCGTCTTTGTCTTTCTGTTCTTGAGCGTTTTTTTCGTCTATTCTAGCTTGCTCCTCTTCGTCTCTTGCTTTTTTTTCTGCAGCTATTTCTCTTTCTAAAGCATTAACTTCAGTTACTACTCGTCTTCTCATTTTTAAAGAAGCTGTTTCTGTATCAATAAGTTGAGCTTTTAACTGAGCTAGTTTCTCTTCGTCTTCAGCTAAGTTTTCGCTTTGTTCCATTTGCTGCTCTTGTATTCTTACTCTTTCTCTTGCAAGTTTTAATTCTTGATCTGTAGTCTCTTTCTCTAAGTCTAAAGCCTTTTTTAAATTTGTAAGTCTTTCTTCTGCGGACTTAGTTTCATCTTCTGCAATTAGTCGAGCTCTTTCTATTTCTTGTCTAGTTGCTGCCTTTTGAATCATAAATTCGTTATCAGCATCTCTTAGTCTTTGAGTAGCCTTTTCTAGCTCACCCATTATTTTTACTTCTTTATTTATCTCTTCGCCCATACCAGAGAAAGCCTCTTTTGTATCATTTACAGCTTCTTTTAATGAAGTTTTTCCTGTAAAGTAATTTTTAATAATTCCTCCAAATGCTGATATCCTGTCTTTTATAACGTCAACAGCCGCTCCCAGTTTAGCAAAAATTACTCGTAATTCGTCTGCTCCTTTTTTTGTACTTGTAAAATAAGTAGCTAAAGAGCCAAAGGCTATAAGTAAAGCTCCTATTCCTGTGCTCATAATACCAGCTGTTATACTTCTAAACATTAATTTTATAGTAGGTATTATTTTTTTTGTAGTAGCCCTAACGTCATTTAAAGAAACTCCAAATAAACGAAAGTTTCCTACTCCGTCTTCTAAAGCTTTATTTGACTCTTTCTGTTCATCTGTAAACTTTTTTACTTCTTTGCTAGCTTGAGACTGTTGCTGTTTTAATTCTTTTAATCCTATTTTTTCTAGCTTTAATTCTTTAGTAGTGTCTGCTATTTGTTTGTTTAAATTGTCTATTCCTTTATAAAAAGCTCCTTTAGGAATTTCATCTTGTTTAGCTTTTAACTCAATTAGATTTTTTTCTAAGTCGTTAATGACGTTATTTTGTATATTAATTTGCTCCCCAAGTTCGTTATATTCTTTAGTAACTGAGTCTAAAGATTTTTCAAACTGTTGAACTTCTTTAGTGACTTGTTTTATATCTGATTTTACCGAAAATATTAACTCTTCTCTAGCCATACTTATTCTGTTTTAAAATGTTACGTTAGTGCTAATTAGTTCGTGTAAATAAACTACTGCGCTCCATACGTTAGTTACGTTATTTCTGTCGCTACATTGTATACTTAAAGACTTTACGTCTGTAGTACTAGAATCTATTAAAGTAAAAGTTCCGTTTACTCCTCCTACTTTCCCTATATTTCTAGTAAATCCTACTATTATATCCATAGCGTAATTATTGTCTATTTGTACTACTCCTTTTTGATTTCTATAAGAAAAGTCTCCAGCCGTACCAGCTGAGCCTCCTACTTCTAATCTTGTTAAATACAATTCATATCCTAAAATTGTATTATTCTTTACATTTATAAAACTACTTCCGTCTCCGTTTACAGTTAAATTAATTGCTGCGTTACTAGTACTAACTCCGCTTAATTCTACTATAGAAAATTGTCTGTCTGTAAAAGTGTTAGTAGTAGCCTCTCCGTCTACTTTGCTCAGTTTATTTTTGCCTCCTCCAATTACAAACTCTGACTGTCTAGTTGCATTTCCTCTTACTCCTAAAACTGTAGCATTATTTATTTCATTTGTTACTATATTTTCACTTCCAAAAACTAAGTCGTTTCTAGACATTCCTTGTATTTGATTATCTGTGCCTCCAATAAGTCCATAATTAGAGCCTATATAACAAGTATTATTTAAACCTGTTTTTATCATATTAACCTCCTGCATATTTGTATTAAGCTGGACGCTGTGCTGTTGATTAAGTCTACAAGTTTGCGAATTTTGGTCGTATGTATATCCGTAAGCCTCGCAAGCTGTTTTATTAGGAATTAAATCGTTTGTAGTACCGTCAGTAAAAAGTACCTGTCCTTGAGAAGTTATTTCATAAGGTTTAACTGTAAATCCGTTTCTATACGTAATATTATCTCTTTTAAATGACATTAGGGTAAAAGTATTAGTTCAACTGTTGATAATGTGTCAGGCTTATAATTTATTTTATCTACTCTAAACAATCTATTTTTAATCATAATTTTATCGTAAAACTCAAAATTACTTATATCGTTTTCACTTAAATACATTCTTAATTTTAAAGTTCTAGTGTCTGGATGGTATAATTGATCGTAATAGTCTTGATAGTATCTACTAAAAAGATTTGCTACTGGTGGCACTCCTACACTTCCTACAAATTGACAAGCTCCAAAATTATAGTCTTCGCCTGTAGCTGTAGAAGGAATAGACTCAGTATGAGAAAATAATCCGTAAGTATGTTGATTAGTTCCAGAAACTCCGTTTTGATATTTTATAAAATACGTTAATCCTCCTTGAGCGTTAGAAATTTGATAAGGAGTGTTTCCTGATACATTAAATAAAATACGAGGCTTATTTTCAAAAGCCTGAAACTCTGTTCCTTCTTCATTTGCTGAATATATAGCTGGAGCTATAAAAGAAGGAGTAAAATCAAAGATAGGTTTCATAACTGTAGCTGCAAAAGGCTTACATATTATTTTTTGTTCGCCAGTAACTAAAGTATATTCAGGAACTGTATACTTTAAACTTCCATATTGAAAGCCTCCTGTAGCATTTTTGTAGACGTTAAAAGCGTGGTCTTTGTCTTCGTCATAAGCAAAGAGAGTCGTTTGTTTTAATTTTAAAGGCTCTAGCTTTAAATCGTCAGTATCTACTTTATCCGTCCAATCTAAAGTCTTAGGATTTAATCCTACTAAGTTTTCTATAAATACGTATTGATAAGGCTCTATTATAAGGTTTGTAGGATTAGATTTATCTTGTAACATAACAAGATTAAACATAGTCATTAAACCTTTACAAAATTCCCATTGATTAAGCTCTCCTCTTAAAGTGTTTAACATTGAGCCAGTAGTAATATTACCTTGCGAAGCTCCTCCTGATATTCTAGAAATTGCTTCAAAATGCCCTGTTGATGCTCCTGAAGAAATTAATTCAAAAGTAAATTTTAAAGTATCTGCGTTATTTAACACTTCTTCAAAAACTCCGTTAAATGTAATTATACTAGCCGCTGTACTTATTTGAACTATTTGAGTATTTGCTGTAAGTGCTTGTCCGTTAAAAGTGTATTCACATTGAAACCTTCCATATCTAGGAGACAAAGGGGAAGTGTCTAGGTCAATATCCATAAAAAGCTCATATTCTATTACATATTTAACATTGTCTTGTGGACTTGTAAATATTCCAGTAGTAGAATCATATCCTGTATTTGGAGCAAAAGTGTCAGCACTAGGAAACTTTAAAGTTACTGCTCCTCCTCCAGCACTAAAATTTATAGCTGCATCTGTAGATTTATATAAAGCTTGTCCTTCTGATAATTGATTTGTAGGATGCGTGTCCCCTCCCCAATTAAAATCCATATACAAGTCTTTGAAAGTAGCAGGAATAAATTGTGATGAGTAAGTAAATCCAGCTTCTTGAAATATGTTATTCCATAAATATAAAATACTTATGAAAGGTCTGAAAGCGTCTTCTAATTGTCTTAAAGCTGGCATACCTTCTAAAGCTCCGTTATCTTCGTCATTTTGATTTGCTACAGCTTTTATATTTCCTGTCCAATCACAAAACGGATATCTTAGTACATCTGTAGTCGTGTCTCCTACGTCTCCAGCAAAACTATTAGAATTTGTTATTGCATTTTCTAAAGTAATAACTCCGCTCCAGCTTTCCTGAATTGTAGTACGATTGTATTTATGAGTTAATTCGTTTAGTATATTGCTTAAGTCTGAAAGTGATCTTGTTTTGACAATATCAGCAAAAGAAGTAGACTCAGAATATAAATTTACATTATAACTTCTTTCTCCTTTTTTTTCTTGTATATTTAAAAGCCTTAAATATCCTTTAAATATAGTAACTCCGTTTTGACTATATATTGCTCTAGTTTGCTTATAAGGATTAAATAAAGGGAGTTGAGTAGACTGTCTAGTAAAATCAAAAATAAACTCAAACACTTTATTATTATGTTTTGTAGCTGGTAAGTTAAAATTCTTACTGTAACTTTGTTGTTTCTCTCCTACTTTTGTAAATGAATCCGCACTTAAAGTCAAAGGAATTTCTTGTTCATTATATAAATCTAGTATAACTTGTCCGTTAGTATAAGCTACATTATTTGTAGCTGCTGTTATTCTTATATTAGATATTCCTAGATAATCGTTAGCTCCTACTAGATTACTTCTATATTGCAAAACTAAAACTCCTGAAGTGCTTTGAGCTGTGAATGTAATCGGCCCTTTTGTTCCTGTAGTGTTAGTACCTGAAACAATTTGCGAATTTGCTGGAATTACTGGAGGAGGATTTACAAACTGACTCCCTAAAACTCCAAGTTTTAATTTTTCATTAGCCCCACTTCCTAAAGTCATAGCCTTAGTAACATCTAAATGTATTTCGTAAGTTTGTCCTTGTACTAAATTTGTAATTTTTTGATATACTCCAGTAGTGCAAGGAGTTCCTAAAGCTGTACCTTGAAATCTTAATTCGTTAACTAAAAAATTAGTATTAAATTGCATATTAGGAGCTGTAGCTCCAGTAGTACCAAAACTCTTCCAGTTCGTATTAGCAGGACTTGTATTTAGTGCTGTATATGCTAGAGTAGGAGGAGTTAAAGATACTGACAAAGAAGGAGGAATAGATAAAAAAGCAGCTCCGTCTTGTACTAAATTCATAGACGGATTAGCGTAGGCTGTGTAGCCCTGATAATTTTGTGGAAAGACTGCTAATTGTATTGACATATTTTAAGCTCTTTGAGTTCTTCTGTCAGCGTTTCTTTTAAAGTCAAAAGTGTACTGAATTAATTTATCGTTTATTGTAGTTTTAACTTTATATGAGCTAGTAGTTAATATTACAGGCTCTACAAATCTATTTATATTATTTACTCCTGAATTAAAATGATAATCGTTTACTATATACATTTGTTGACTATTAAATAATTCTTGTAACCATTCAGCTTCTGACTCTGTAATATAATCAGTATTTACTTTTATAGTCTCGTTAGTTTGTACTAAATAATTCATCTGTCCGCCTGTAGGTCTGTTAGGATTATATACTGCTTCATTCCAAGTACCCCTAAGTTTAGTATATTCTTTACGTTTACTTTTTAAATTCTTACTAGATTTTTTTAAGAAAGTATAGTAATCCCACGCTCCAAATTTGTTAAGCCAAGCTATTCGGACAGGTGGATATAAACACTCTTTTACAATATGTATTCTATACTCTTCGCCTAAAGGCAAGTCGTCTTGATCGTAAGCTTGAATTTGATAGTAAGAAGTATTAGCAATATGTAAAATAGCGTCAGCACTCCAACCTCTTAAATTAGCTGGAAAGACTCCTGCAAATAAAAATTTAGTTTGACTTGTAAAATTAGTAGCATCGTCTCCAGTTCCAGCAATTCCACTCCAACCTCCATTGAGTTGAGAATTTGTCATAGTAATAGTACTTCCAAGTTGTACATTATTAGAATCTCTTAATATTATTCTTATTTCTTTAACTGTAAATTTATATCCTACAGGAGGGGAGCTACTTCCTACAAAAAAACTAAAATCAAAAGTATTCATTCCATTAAAAAAAGCAAAAGTTCCGTAGTCATTTATAGTTGCATACTGGTCTTTAGGAGCATTAGTTATATAACCTCCTGCTGGAGTGTCAGCTAAATTTTGTAACATATAAGGAGTTAAATCGTAACCAAAATCGTTAGTTAAATTATTCGGCCAGTTTAATAAGTCTGTTGGATTTAAATATCCATTAAAAACAAATAATTCATCTTGAGCGGACATATTTTGATTAATAGAAACGACATTAGGATTATTAGGATCAGCTCCTAAATATTCTATTTGAAATTCTGATTTAACATATTTTCCACAATTTTTACCAAAGGCAAACTTGTCGATATTGTGTATAGAGTGATAAGTTCTAGTTTCTGTAAATATTGTATTTTGCCAAGTAGAAATACTAGAAGGATTTGTAGCAAACATTCCGCTCTGAGTAGGACTTACTCCGTTTTCTAAAATTTGTCCTATGTCAAACATACAAACTCCAGCACTGTTTGGAGCTGCTTTAAATTGACTTGTAAATATAACGTCAGTATGACTTGAATCATTAGCCACAGTAAGAGTCAATATAATTTTAGCGTTTTGAATAGCACTACTTGTCAAAAGATTAGTATTTTCTCCTATTGTGTATATTATTTCTTGTCCAGCGGGTAGCAACTTGTAAGCTGGTTTCTGATTTATAGTAATCATTGTATTTTATTTATTTTAGTTTGTACTACTCTTATATTATCGGATATATCGTCAGCTAAAATATTAAGTATATTGTTTCCAAATTTTTTAAGTCCTAAGCCTAAAGGTTTCTGAAAAAAAGATAAACTTTTAAGTCCGTCTCTTTTTATTTTTCTTCCTATTAAAAAGGCTAAATTTGATATAAATCTTCCGCTTTTTTTATCTCTTCCTCTTCCTAATCCTTTAGGTTTTATACCTTTTTTCTTAATCCATTTACTTAAAGGCTCAGGCGGCGGCTGTTTTGATCTAAACTTATAAGGACTTTCTACTACTCTTCCGTCATAAGTTGTATACTCTTGAATTTGTTTGTTTCCTGAGACTCCTTTGTCTAAGAAAGCTCCATAATCTGCCATATAAAAATCTACTTCGTAACCGTTAGCTCCTTTTTTAACTTCAGCTCTTACAGTGTCTGATAAAGCTGTAGCTCCTTTTTTTTTCTTTAAATTTTTTAAAGAATCTCGCACTACTTTCTGAGCGAACTTTGTAAAATATTTATTTAAAGCCTTATCCATTTATTACGTTAAGCCTACAAATAACTCAACTTGACAATCTGTTGAGCTTGCTGGTTTGACAATAAATTTAGTAATATCTTCATAACTAGCAAAAGCTGGAGATGTATCTGCCTCAGCAACCATAAGCTCCTCACCGTTAAAGATTATATGACTTGACTCTGGTCTTAGTTTTATAGTGTAGTTAGTAGCCGTGCCTACTACAGATAAATAAATTGCGTCAGTAGTACTTAAATTAGTGACTCTAGCGTAAGCTACATTTTCTACGTCTATAGCTGCAGGCGAAGTATAATTTGCTGTTGCAAATAATGCTATAGTAGTCTCTTGACTATGTACGCAAGTTGTAATTCTCTCTAATACGTCATTTATTCCAGAAGTAGTAATAGTATTAGTTGAGCCTCTAGAAGCTCCGTTTAATGTAACGCTTTCCGTTACTGTCGTGATTAAATCTGCCATAATTATTTTTTATTTTTTTCTTTGTCTATTTGTTTTAATTTACTTTGAGCCCAGTTTATTCCAGCTGAGCCTCCCCAAGCATCCCACATTAAGCCCCCACAACCTTCGCTATAAGGTACATCTTTATTTTGTTGATGTCTTTTAAATGAAGCCATCCGAGCAATCGTGTCTCTCGAAATCGGTTTTCTGTCTGCGAGCTGTGAGCTCCTTGTCCAGCCAGTTCTAGTTCCGCAAGTACTTCCGTTTTCTTCTTTCCATTTTCTAGCTCTTTTAGCGTTATTAGTTGCTGCTTGAGGATAGTCTGTATAAGACTTAAGATTTATACTTATCTTATCTAATTTTTCTAATAATTCGTTATAGTCCATATGTTATCTTTGGCGGTATTAGTTGTATTGTTAATTTTCCAATTTTAAATTTTATCATTCTCCTGCTCCTACGCTTAACATAGGTATATTACAAGTTTGAAAATCATTCATAGTTGTAAGAGTTACAGTAAATACAAATCCTGCAACTAAATTATCAAACCTTTCGTTAAATGGCTCTAAAGTCATCTCTCCGTCTAAAAAGTATATAGGTTGATTTATGTCGTTTACTCCTTGCATACTTTGCATTACTCCGTGTCTAAGTGCTCCTATTATGTCCGTACAAATTGACATAGTTTCGCTCAATACTTCTTGCTCGTTACTAAGATTATTAGCTGACTGTATATTTGCTTGAGTCCAGTTACTATCCTCGCTAACTAAGTCCATAACAAAAATTTGAAAGTTAAAATTTAACTCGCTTTGCCCTGTAGTTACATTCACTGGATTTATATGCATAACAGGAAACAACTCGTTTTTATCTAAATTAACCTCGTATATGTCTCCGCTTGTAGTAGTCTTAATCTGTAAATGATTGTCTCCTATATTTTTAAGAGTGTTTATTGCGTTGTTATATGTTTTATTATCTACTGCCATTTTTTTTACTTTCTAATTGTACTGAATGTCTTTCTTCTAAGTCTGTTTCATAACTTAGCCAAGTTAAACACTCTAATAAACTTAATTTCGATACTGTGTCTAAATGTACTATGTTTCCATTTGTTAATCTATACATAACTCCAAACCAACTCCAGCGGTCATTAAAGCTTTCTCCTTCTAGTCTGTCTTGTTGCTCTTCAATAGTCTTTTCGCCTCCTCCATCAAATATAACTGCGAAGTCTTTAACAATTCGTTCCCTAAATTGTAAAAAAAAACTAGAGCGGATTGTACTTGCTCTGCTTTCATTTTTTTAAACTCTTCGGCTCGTAAAGTAATTTCTCCGTCATAAGCAATAATAGTATAAGCCTCATTTTTTTTAGAAATAACAGGTCTATATAATACAGCCATTATTTCAGGCATATGCTTCTCTAATCCGTTTTTTATAAACATTTCAATGTCTGCAAATTCGCCGATAGTAATATGATCTAAATTAGGAATAAATCCGTATTCTCTTCCGTCTACTTCTATAATATTAACTAAATTACTAGAAGCCTCAACTTGCATTTTACTTATGTTTTTCATTATTTCAGCTACAGCCGAAACAGACAACTGTCTTATCAAATCTTTAGGAATATTAGAAAGAGTAGATATGTTTTCTATAGCCTCTAAAGCTTTTTTATCTGTTTTTATCTCTATTAATTTTAGCCACTTTTCTAAAGTAACGTCTTCCCACTTTTCAATTAAATCAAAACTTTCTTTTTTGCCTTTATTGTTTATTGTTATCTTCATAGTAATTACTTATTATATTATATAAATTTTTTGTTTTTAGTTTAAAATAAAATTATTATTTTATATTTGTAACGGTTATTAAAGTTTTTGTCACTTTAAAGAGGTACTAATATAAAGTTTTTAATCTATATAATTATTAACTCAGCGGTTATACTTTGTAAAGGTTAAATAGTCAATATTGAAAACAACAAGTAAAATAAATTAATAAAAAATTTAATTTACAACTAAACAGGGATTGACTCTTTATATCTAGTATCTCTTTTATTAACCTTACAATTGTTAATAACTTTTTAATTATTTTGTTAAATATTTTGTTAGTTATAAAAAAAGCTGTATATTTGTATCATAATTTAAAACAAAAAAAAATGACAAATACAAATACTTACTTTTGGGCACACGAATACAGACACTATATGAGAAGCTTAAGAACTTCTTTACAAAATGAAGTTAAACAAGCTTTTATAGATTTCGACTTAGAGCTTTCAGGTGTAAGCGATTTACACGAACAATTAATTTGCGAAATAATAGGAGATTATACTATAGAAGGAGAAACTCCTAAGTTTAGATTAGAAAGATTAAAATATGCATACCCAAATGGATAAAATAAAATTAAACAAAAATAGATATTGTAAAGTATGCGGCTCTAAATTAGGAATAGACTGCGGAGAAGCTGAGCCTGATTATAGCATTGACCTTTGCTCCTTTGGTTGCTACTTAAAATTTATAAAGCCTAAAAAGACTACTGAATTACATAACGTCCATAATTAGGATTGTCTAAATGATATATTACGTTATAACGTATTCCGTCTATAGCGTGGTTATAAGCATCTACATACAATTTACTGCCCTTGTCGCTATATACATAATTATTCAATTCTTTAGCTATATTAGTAGACTCTGGACTTACGACTAATTGATAATCTTGCATACGACTTATGCCGCTTTCTATAGTACCTTTCTTAACTGGTCTTATATTTACTCCTAAATGTTTTAAATCTTCTATTAATCTAGGCTCTGAGCTATCAGCAATAATAAGTTTATTTCCTACTTTGTCTAAAACTATCTTAGCTAATTCGTGACTCTTAAGTCCGTTTTTATATATATGCTCTTTTAAGTATATTATTTGTTTCTTTTTATCTATTGCTACTTCTGTTAAGCTGTCAGGATCAACAGAAAATCCAAAGTCCATTCCGCAACTTGTTTGTAAATTATCTGGATTAAACTGTCCTATTGTCCAATTAGTAAAGACTACTCCTTCTGCTGAGTCTAGCCAACCTCCTAAAATAGTATGATTATATTTCTTTATATTTCTTTGTTTAATAGTTTTAATACGTTGTAAAAAGCTATCTGATAGGTTTTCTTTATTGTCTTTATATGTACTATGTATATAGCAGACGTTATCTTTAACTCCGTTGAATCCCGCTTCTACTCCTCTTTCTAAAAAAAATCTCTCGTATATCCAGTGCTCTTTAGTGACTGGATTAAGTACTAATATAATCCTATTTTGAACTCCTTTCTCTCTTATACTTAAGTCTATAGTATCGAAAATATTTTCGTCTATTAGCTCTTCGGCTTCGTCAAGAATCCAAGTAGATATACCTTGCAAAGACTTAAGACTAGCCGTCTGATTTCCTGCTGAGGTTTTAATACCTCTGAATAGTATTTCTGAATTATTCGCTGTATTTAATACTTCAGCTTTATTAATGTTAAATATCTTAGTATATCCTAAAAGTTTTATTTTCTCCAGAAACTCTGGTATTATAGACAAATGAGCCGAAACCATAGTAAATCTTGTAAAAAGTATTCTTATTCCTTCTGTCATTGTAAGAAGAGTAAGGAATACAGTAACAGCGAAAGACTTTCCAGAGCCACGACCGCCAGTTATTATAAAGTACCTAGCGTCTGAATTAAATAAAGCTTTATATTTACTATTAAGATTCAGAGTCTACAAAGTTTATAAGTGGCATATTAAGACTCTCTTCGTTTGTAGTTACATCTACTCTTTGCTGAGGCTTTCCGTAAAAATACTCAAAGAATAATTTTACAGCCCACTGTTGTTTTTTTTCTAATCCTTCTCTTAATGAGTTTAAAGCTGTTTCTGACATAGGAGAAAGATTCTCTATAAGCTTTTGCTCTTCGCTTTTAGACTTACGTCCTGCTCCTTGTCTTTTGCCTCCGTGTTGTTTCATTTTGAAAAAATTTGATTAATCAAGTTGTATTATATTATATAATTTATTCGTATTCATTTGGTAGCATCAATCTTATTCCTAATTCTGATAGTGCCCATATACGAATACTTTCTGTATATATTTCAAAGTTTTTAGTGTTCATTCTAGCCGTAGAATTTATAGTTTGCAATCCTACTGTCTTATCTTTTATTTGTATACTTTCCCATTGAGAAGAGAATTTTACTTTAAGTATATCGTGCATTTCATCGTTAAAGTAGCCGCACTCTTCTGCTAATACTTGTACGATACATTTCCAATAATAATTATTTTGCATTATTGACCTATTCTCTTTCTGTTTTTTTACGTCTACTATATAATCAGAGCCTAATTCTTTTAGATAATTTATTAGACTTTGCTTATCTTTATTATCTTTTATTACAAATTTCATTTATTTAAAAGGCTCGTCTAGTCTTCTTTCTCCGCATAGTTTCTCTTTTGCTGAGTCCCAAAGTTTATCTTGTCTTTTTTTTTTACTTAGCGAAGCTTCAGTCCTTATAAGACTTGGAAAGCCGTTAAAGTCTTTCTCATATTCTTGCATATACTTTCCACAGCTACAGACAGCTTCTACAGTTCTTACTTTGCCGTCTATTATTTTAAGAGTAGCTTTCTGTAACTCTTTTATTTCTTTATTACATTTACATACAAATTTTATCATAGTTTGCCGCCTGAAATTAAAGCTCCTGATCTTGGATAAATATTTTTATTTTCAATATTTTCTATTCTCTCTAGTTCAAAATATAAATGATTAATAGCTTTCTTTATACATTCTTTAGGAGTTTCGTGTTTATTATTAGCTCGTAAAAGATAAGTAACTGTCGAGCCTATATTGTAATTTAAATTAAAATCTTCTACTACCTTTCTAGCTTCATAGCCGTATGTCTTTCCTATGTAATAATCAGGTATCTTTATATTTAATTTTTTATTTGTCATTTTTATATTTTTTATATTTATATACTACATAGCTTAAAATTGGAGTTCCGTAAATAAGTGTTAATAAGCTAGGATGAGGCTCTCCGCATAAGCCTGTTATATGTTTTAAAAATTCTATCATTTTTTACTACAACAGTTTGTTTTAGTTTCTTTACTTGTATCGTGCTTTTCTGTAACTTTTGTAGAAACGCAAGCATAACAAAACAATAATATTACTAATATAATTCTAATCATTTTTATATTTATTATATATTTTTCTAATTCCGTCAAATGCTGATGCAACGCAAGAGCCACAATTTGTCTT